TTCCAGATGAATCTTGGTTCTGCTGGTCCAGTCTGCCAGTTGCTCGTTTGCACGCGCCATTCCATCGGCAGAAAGATTGAGTTTTTTGAGCCCATCATTCCACCCGCCGACCTTCTCTTGGAATTCATTGCTCCAGTTTTGAGTATCGCTGCGCTTTAGAAGATCATTTGAGAACTTGGCTGCCTCCTCGTTGCGCTGACGCATAAAGTCCGCGGTCTTGCCGGCTTCGTCGTACTTGCGAACCTTCTCAGCCAACTCGAACCCTTTTACTCCGACCTTGGCAATAGTCTCACCCATGCGAGCCATTGCTTCGCCCTGGGCCATGGCGACTCCTGGTTTGGCAAGTGGCACGCCAGGGCCGGCGTCAATGTAGCGGGTGGGTGGTAATGGCATAAAATTAAGATGGTTTATTTGCTAGCTGCAAAGGCGCTCGCCGCTTGCCCGACTCCTTGGAATCCACTGGCCACTGCTTGGGTGCGCATTACACTAGCACTCGATTCACCCTCCCAGATCGACATGTTGGCAGATGCCTGGAGTGATCGCGTCTTGTTGGCGGCATCGTAGCCAATGTCTAGAATGTCGCGACTGAGGAAGGTAGAGGTTTCACCGAGGATCGCTAGTGGTGTTCCTTCCATCGACATCCCGCTTTCAGCCAGGGCAGCGCGTTGGCGACCGATAATCCCCGCATTTTCGCGCTCCTTGCGCCTGGCATTTTCAGCGGCGGCATTGGTCTGACGCACCGATTCATCGCGCTGGATCTGGGCATTGTACTTGCCAGTCTGTTCCGCAGCTTTAGCCGCGTCGAGCTGACCCTTGACGGAAATTGCGGTTCCGATAGCGATAGAGGTCGCTGCGACTACTGCTGCTGCTGCGAAAAATGCCATTAGGATGGGTCTTTTAAAGTGGGATGTTGGAGTTTCCACTGGTTAAGCAGGTGCTCTGGCAGCAGGGGATTGACGTGCGGTTCAAGGATCGCTTCCCCGATTTTCTCCACGTCGGTTTCATCGGTCGCGTGGAAGGTGGTCCATACCGTGTCGGTTTCAGCGTAGAGAACGCGGCGGGTGCCTGGCTGGGTGATCCCGCAGTAAGGTGCCTGGTAAATGACCTTGCCTTCGCTCTCTGAGATGACATGGATGCAGCCCTTGGAAATGACAAATGGATGCTCGGTGCGGTGCTCCATGCTGGTGCCGAGTGTGCCGGCGCGGATGAAGATTTCGCGGATGTACATCCCTGGCGTGAACCGATGGATGACTGGGCAATCCGCCGCGCCGTTCACGGCTAGCGCTGCCTCTAGCTCGTCGATGTGAGTCATGGCTTGAATTCCGTTCATGCTTCCAGGCGGTAGCGCATGCTCATCGACATCACGTTGAGCGGTAGCGGTTGGGTTTGGCGGATGGCAATACTGACCTGGCGATCGGTCTTGCTTTCGACGTATTCCTCGACGAGTCCAGTGAATGGCGTGGCCGCGGTATCGAGAACCGACTCGTCGCCGCGGATTTGTAAGGGCTGCCAGGTATCTCCACCATCGCTAGAAATATCCCCACCGATGGTTTTCCAGAATTCAAGGATGGCACGAGTGATACGTTTTTTGCCAAATTTAGAAAGACTGTTGGGGTCCATGGTTTCCAGGTAGGTCGGCTCAAGAATACTCTCGAAGGGAAGACCGATGATTGCGCTTGTCGCGTTCGCATCAAGTAACAGTGTGCCGGTCGCGCTAACCACCAGGTCGCGGTGAACCATGCCATCCGCCAGGATCGAAACCGTCTTGCCTTTGAGATGAGACAGTCCAGAACATAGCTTGGCCACGGGCGTCACGGTCATTGCGCTATCGAGGTAGACTGCCGCGGCATGATTCCCATCCTTGATTTTGCGGATGGTATCAGGCTGGAAACGTTCGACGTAACGAGCTGTCACCCCATTGACCGTGCGTTTGACTGTCACCCACACCTGGTCATCTTCTCCCGATCCCAGCACCACGGCCACTGACTCAAAACTACCATCGGTGACGTGACGCGACCAGCCGGTGACCGCCTGCCCCCGCTCATAAGTGAGCGCCAGCAGGTCGCCACGTTCGGTGACAATCCAGACAATCGCTTCAGGATTCCGCTGGATCGCCATCTGTTTGAATGTTGCGTCGCCCAGGTGTTCTGCCAGCATGTTGAGATCGACTGCGTTGTAGCCATCCTTGTCGGCCGCATAGGCATACTCTCGCAGCTTGCGCTTGGATCGCTGGACAAAGACGAGAGCATCATTGATGGCCCGCGCCTGGATAGCCGCAGAGCCAAACGACGTATTGCGCCGCAGCTTGGCAATATCCTCGCCGAGCTTCTGGCCGAAAACCCACTCGCCTGACGAAGTGCCGATGATCAGCAGTTCCTGTGATACCAACCACTCGACGGCAGACGCCTCATCGCTCTGGAGCGTGTAAGCGAGCGAGCGATCGGCATCGGCTCCAATTCTGAAATCCCCGTAGGAATCGACTGTTGATGCCCAAATTGTGGTTGGCTTGGCATTGGTGCCGCCAAACCAAAGGCGGCCATTGTGTAGGGTGATGGCTCGCGGATAACCATTGCCGGTATTCCAGGCGGGTGCCTGCCAGCGCGTGGTTTCATCTCCATTTAACAAAGGAGAAACCACGACCCCCTGCACGTTATAACTTGAATCAGGTGCTGATATTGTCACGACAGGATCGCTGGTATAGCTGCTTCCACCGTTTACCAAAGTGATGCTGATGATATATCCACTTCCGTGAAGGACCGCAGTTCCAGCAGCGCCTGTTCCGCCACCTCCCGTAATGGTTACCGTCGGTACCTTCGCATAACTGTTTCCTCTATCGATGACTGTAAACCCAGTCAGCACTTTAGAAGTCGCATTTCTTGTTGCAGTTGCCGTCGCCCGCAAGGAAGGCGATACGGACTTAATGAGAACTATCCCATGGTGATCTGGATTCGATACCTCCAATTCTGCAACGTAAACAGTTGGCAATGTTCCAGACGTTGAAATGTGCTTGAGTCGTAAGAAACAAGGTTCATCCTCGGTGCCGGTTAAAAGTTGCTGCACATCGCTCGTGCCAGATTTCACCGGAACATGAGTTTCCCAGGTTATCAGGTCACTGGATTTTTCAACTATCAGATATGAAGTCCATTCCTCCGTCGGACTGCTGGTCGCCCGCACCAAGACGGACCACTCGCCTAGAACGTATATCGGACTACTAACTGGAGGGGATGCTGGAATGCCTATTGCAGCCAGGGTTCTTTTAACAACGAGCTTATCGCGTCGCTGGGTGATGACCCACCTGGTTCCGACATGGGATGGATCAAAGATGTCAGAACTTGGAATCACCGACACCTCTGCACCCATTTCAATCTGGCTCGTAACCAGATCAACTAGATTAAATTCAACCCAATAACTCTTCCATGAGCTACCCGTCAGCGGGCTGGTGTAGCGCGCCGTGATTGCTATTTCCAATGAACCGGTGGGAGCACTGATTTTTTTAATGCATGAAAAATAACGAGTGGTGGTACCTACCACCTTGACTCTACTTCCAACGGAGTAGGCATTCAAACTCGAATAAGGAGTATAGCTGTTAGCACTAGGTGAATTTGCCTCAGCGTAAATGTTGATCGTCGTATCCGTGAAATTTGGATCGAGTAGTATCGGCCAGGATTGTTCCATGGTCGCGAGCATGAAGATCGAATTTGGATACCGAGACAACGACATCGGCGGATGATTCGGATGCACCATAAACATCACGTCATTCTGCTGCGCAAACTGCATTGTATTGAGCTCGCTCTCAATGAATGGTGTCACGATATTGTCCGCCGCGATCGTTCCTGTCAGTGTATCCCACACTCGCAACTTGAGATTGGAAAACTCGACGATGTACTGTGTGGTCGAGTTGACCGCAAACGCCACCAGTCGCGACTGGCTCGATGCGCTCAGTGCCTCCCCCAAGTACTCGGTACCCGACCGGCGAATCGCCCCGCCGTAGATGGTGCCGCGCATGTTCTGCATGGTCCGGCATGCCATCCGATACTTGTCCATGTCGATCCGAGGATCGAGCCAGGGAGAGATTTCGCCCGCGTTAAACGCGATACGTCGGTCGAGAACTTCACTCATGCCCGACCTCCTCGTGCCGAGTTGAGACGCGACTGAATCAAACGCGAACGACCGATGATTCTCGACCAGCCAGGGTTTTCGCGGCTGCCGCACTCCTGGGCATCAACCAAGCGAGCCTCACCCATCGCGCGACGGTAGCTACCTTCCATCTGCTGCGCCTTTTCCGCACTACCTTGTAGCGGCACCGCCAGCTTGGATGCCAGGCGGCAGGCAATCGCCTGTTGGCAGAGAATCCCAAGTGAGCCGATTGGAACCTGCGAGATGTAACGAATCGTGCAGGTTGTCGCATCGCTCGCGAGCTTTGATCCTTCGAGCTCAAAAAACTCGTCGGATGTTCCCCATTCCTCGCCGTTGATTTCGAGCACCCGCAGGCAGTCGGATGGCAGTTGATAATAAAAAGCAAAGCCGGTCGTTGGTGCCGGCAGCACCTGGGCAAGCGTGGCGCGCAGCGTGGCGCGATTCCAGCGTCCCAGGGAAAGCACCTCGGCAATCGCCGCATCCGCAAACTGCTTGCACAGCCGCGCAGGCTTGCTGGTCGTATCATCGATGCTCGCAATCGGCATTTCACCGAGCATGGACAGAGCGTGGTTGGCGAGATCGGTGTTAGTAGTCATGCGGATCGTAAAAAAATGGGCAGCCTGGCTGCGCCAATGATGAAAGAGAAAAGCCCGACCCCAGTTTCCCAGGGTCGAGCCAGAGTTGGATCAACCTCCAACAGTCGAGCACTGAACTTCGATGACGCCTTCGTCATACAGACGAGTCGCGCCCCAGCCCCACTCGGTGCGGAGCTGTACGTCGTGGCGATAGCTCGGGAGCTCATCGACCCAGGCTTGTGGGTTTTCAGCGATACCGAACATCACCGCACTGCGAGCAAACGCATAGCAGGAACGATAACCCGTGGCACCTGAACCCGTGGTTGGCAGCAGCGATGGGCTAACAGCCTTGATCGAGATGCCCATCAGGTTGACCACCGCGCCCGTGTTGAGCATACGCAGCGTCTGGAAGTCAGAGCTGGTAAACTTCGTTTCGCGGAGCAGCGCTGGAATCTCGTTGTGCGAGATGATTAGCGTGACTTCGGATTGATTTTCCGTGTCTTGGCCCGTCATATCAGCCACACCGAATCGGCGGATGACATCGAGCATCTTGTCGAAGGTCAGCGAGCTAGCAGCGGCAGCTCCCGAGCTCACATAGTTGTAAGCAATGGACTGAGTCGCTGGCAGTGCAGCGGTACCCGCACCGGCTTTGCCAGTTTGGATCGTGCCTCGGATGCCATCGATGAGGGTTTTATCCCGATCGCGACCTGCGGCCGCAAGCTGCATCCGAAGAATCTGCGAGTGAGGCGAACCGATCGATCCAAGTTGAATCGCGTCACGACGGTCGATATAGTGAGCACTGTCCTTGAATGCCACCTTGAGCCAACGATGCTCAATAGTGGGATCGACAAGAGTCGTTGCAGCAATCGTACCCGTATTGGCCGCCACTGCGTTTGCCGTAGCTTTCGCAAGGATTTGATACCGCTTGCCATCGCCTTGGATGGTTTCGGTGTTGACGTAACTCTCAAGTCGAGAGCCGAGTTGTTGTAAGCCGAGTTTCCACTCGTCAGAGTACATAGTGGGGAATCCTGCTGAGAGGACTCCATTGTCTGCGTATGCCATAGTATTGGTTAGTTAGGAGTTTTAATTTGAGTTTCACTTGCGTTTGCGAGTGTCCGCCAAATGCGGGTCGCCTCCGTCCATTGCTGAACGTGGCGCTCCTAACTGGGCCGCTTTGCGAGCGGGTATCCTTCAGAGCACGAATCCATCGTCTTCAAGTTTCGGGTGAGTTCGTCGTTCCTAGTTAGGAAAACAAAACACCCGCCCTCGGCATGAACCGAAGACGGGTGAAAACACGAACAATAATTGACCCCAGAAAATTTAGCGACTGCCGCGCTTTG